GTAATATATCTTTCAATATTAGAAGCTATTGCATCCAAATAAGCTATCACTTCGTTAGAGGTGCTCTCAAGCTCTTGATATGTGACGTTTTGTCCTATTTCAGAAAACGAAAAATTCCCATGAGCTAAGTCATTTCTATTCCTTTTTACCGTTGATAGTTTTTCTCCATGTTTTGTTTGAGAATATTCACATTGCGTTGAGAATCCATAAATACGAGATTTTATATTAATTTCATCCCTATCAATATTACCCGAAAAAATCTTTTTCTTATTATATGTAGAAAATGAAATATCAAGAGATAAACCATTTGAACTATTACTCATGATATTTTCTATGCTGACTGCATCACTTTTTAGCCTTTTAATTATTTCTTTTTTAAGTGTTAAACATAAATCATCAAAACTTACTTGTTGGCTATAGATAGAATCATGAATGTAACTAATTGCTTCTCTCATTGTTGATTCAACCAGATTATACAACAATATATAAACTGTCCCTTTAAGCGTTTTTCTAACTTCAGATGTAATTTGCTGAGTAATACTATTATCACCCGAAGATGTGATTTCGCTACCTGAAATATCTATAAACCTAACTAAACTTAAGTATTCTAGAATTTCATTGGAGCGTTTATCAAAGTCTTCTCTAAAATCTTGCATTTAATTACCCCAGAAGTTGATCTCTGACATATTCAATACGCTCAATAACTTTGGGCTTACTATTGGCTCCGTCCGAAGTTGTCAACACTTTAAACTGCTCTGAGGATAACCAATCCATATTTTTCGGAATTAGTTTTTTTTCTATTCTTAAAGCTAATGCTGCTCCGACAGCAAGTGATTCAAATCTAACTCGCGGAGTGGATTTGGCGCCTGGAGTTTTTCGGAAACCACATGGGAAGTGAGTTTCAACAAAGTCCATTACTTTGTTGAATTCTCTTTTCATCATCTCCTGTGTTGGCTTATCAATATCACCTTTTGCATGCATATATTTATCTAAGAACTCTCTAACAGAGTGATCGAAATTTTTATAGTTATCAAGATATGCAAAAAATCTTAAGGCAAATTCAAGTCTCTCATCTCTTTTTTCTTTAGCTTCTGAAAGAGGAGCAAGATTTTTGAACTTTATTGAGCTCGCGCAAATCTTTATAACATGTGTATATAAAGACTTAGTTCCTAACTCGGATCCTTTTCTAACCTCCATATCTTTCAGTATGTCGCTGCCGGAGTTAATTCTTTCAAAAAGATCACGGCGCGTTTCTTCATTACATTTCGAACTAAGTTCAATGACTCTGACTGGTATTCTCAAAAAACGCCTTTGCCTAGACATTGGTAGATCTTTAAATTTAAAGCCATTCAGATCATGCAATGTTTTCAAATCTTGAAGTACAAGTTCATTTACAGCAAAAGAATGAATTGTTCTGATTCGTTGAGAACCATCTACAATTTCTATGCGGCCATCAAGTTCTGGATCTTCAGAATAGACGTCTGCAGTGAATACATAAGGGATAGGGAAACCCAAAATTAGAGACTCAATAAGGCGCGATTGTCTTTTTTTATCCCAAACAAAATCTCGTTGATAATCTGGAACAAAGAGTTCATTTACATCGTCTTCAAGGCCATTGTCATACTTATGAGAGATAAGTTCTACTGTATATTCTTTCGTCTCAAAATCGACATCTTTTTGTTCAACACGAATTTGCTCTTCTGCTTTAAGCTTCAGCTCTTCTATTTCGGTTAAAATTCTAGCTCTTTGCTTAGGATCTTCAGTCCTATCTAATTCAATGTTCAGTTCATCAACTTTCATGTACTTATCCTTATGAATTCAGTTAATTCAGAAAAATTTTACTAACCATCTGAAATCACTATATTGCAATTTTTTGCATGAATATGCATATTTTTTTTACGTTCACTAACACCTCACCAAACCAGTAATAATGTGGGACCAATTGGTAAAAGCACATGCATTAAAACCGACACATAAAGCGGGCAGGCGTGGCGGGGATAGCATTGCGCGCGGAGGCTGTTTTTAGGTATTTATTCCTGCGCCTGAGCGGGCCGTGGTGAGGTTCTCTATTCGTCACGCGATGTTGATGTGCGTCGGCGCTTTCGCCGCGCTTGGTGCGTCTGACGGCCCCATGGTACAGGCGTAAAAAAGCCGCCCTCTCAGGCGGCTATGTCATCTCTGTTCCGGGGTTATAATTCGTAGTCCGTGAAGCGGATCACCTCCTGCCCTACCCACTGATTTAATTCCTTCATCCGCTCCTGCAGCGGCACCAGCTCGTTACGCACAAACACCTTAGCCGCTTTCTCCACGTCACCAAAACCGCCGGTATTGCTGGGGATGATCCCCATCATCTGCGGCGGTACGCGGTGCGCACTGAGCAGGTCGTCGCGGGTGGCATTTTTGATGTTAAAGAAATCATCTTTAGTCGCCACTTCGCTGAGCGGAATGATTTTAATCGCGTCCGGTTTACCGTTCGGTGCGTGATAAAAAATGTTCCTGAAATTCCCGTCACCTTTCGATTTGCTCATCATGTCCCGCAGTGCCGAAATATCTTCTTTGTTCTGCGCGGGGTCGGTCACGTACATCACATAGCCTGCGTGCGCGCCGTTCTGGTAATACTTGCGGCGGTACAGCGTCGCCGACTCATTGAGCCATGCGCTGTTTAGCGCGCTGAGGTATTCGGGCAGGCCGTAAAGCTCCTGATTAATGTCCGGCTCTTGCAAATGGAAGATGGCATCCGGTGCAAAGGCGTGCGGTGAGACGTAATTTTCAACGAACCAGTAAAGCCCGTCCTCTACGCCGCGACGGGTATATTTGGCCGGTGAAGTTTCCAGCCTCAGCAGTTGCCCGGTGCGGCTCTGGCGCTGCTCCATAAACCCGTTGCCAAACACAATATAATCCAGCGCGTAGCGGCTAAACTGCTGCTGTGAAAGCAGCGGGTGCGGGATAAAGGTGCTGGTGAGAATATTACGCTTCACGTACATCGGCGAACTGTGGTGAACGGCGGCGCGCATACTCTTTGCCAGCCCCGAGAAACTGACCGGTGGCTCGTACCACTTCCCGTTATTGATGCACTCCACGTAATTGAGAATATCGCGGCGGTCCATCACCGTGGCCGGTTCGTCAAAGCGGAAAAACTCGCTCTGCTGTACGTTGCGGGTCGGGGTGAATTTCCGGTCCTTGCGTGATTTTTTGCTGGTCATATTAGTGCCATTCGATAGTGGATTTATATTGTTTGCCGGAGCCCGCAGTTAGCGGCTCGTTGATGAGTGCGTGCATCGTCGCCCACGCCACGTCGGCATGGCTGGCTTCTTCGCTGCGACTGGCCACGTAGGTGGACTTTGCGCCGCTGGCCGTCATGGTTTTGCGGATGGCCATAAACGACGCGGTGATGTCGCTATAACCGGCGTCATACTGCAAACAGCCGCGATGAATGGTGTTTTTGGCTTTCAGCACCATCTCGGTTTTTACTTCGGGCGTGTATTTAATTTCACGTGCCGCCGGGAAGAACTGCCGGACGAGCTGATAGACGCCCTGACCGACGGTGGTGGCATCAATACCGATATACTCCACGTTGTATTTTTCAGTCAGCGCCTCAATCGCCTTGGCCTGCGCGTCAAAATCCATGCCCTGCCACTGGTGGCGCTCCAGAATGCGGAAAATGCCGCCCTGCTGTTCAGGCGGGGCGATCACCACACATCCGGCACTGTCACCACCGTTGGCCTCTGACGGGTCATAACCGATCCACACCGGTTTATCCTCAAACGGATGAAAGGCGTAGGGGTTGAAGTCCATCCATTCTTCGAGGCTGTCCACCATGCAGCCCTGCAATTCCTCAAACGGAAATACCGACGCCTTATCATCAACAAACTCACACATCAGCAGGTTTTGATATTCCGATGGGCTGTATTCAAGCGAAAGCTGGTTGATGTCAAACAGGTCGCAACCGCCCGCCAGTGCGTCATCAATCGTGACAATCTGCCGCCACTGGCCGTCAGCACACTGGACGCCCCCAGATAA